CTCCATTAATAAATAGGTTAAAGTCCTTTGTACTTAAAGCAGGAAAACCAGCTGGTGGTGTTGCTAAAGTAAGAGATTCCCAATCAAGTGATGCACTTACCCCTACTGCTGCGGAAGTAACGTTTACTGTCTTTTGATTACTTGAGAATACTTTGTTTAATGCTAAATAAGCTTTTTGTTCTGCTGTCATCGATTCTTCTATATTTATTGTGTTAATTTTAGATGCTGCCTGGTCATAAAACCTGATAGATCTAGAATTTACTCTTGTATTTGAATATTTAAATCCCATTTTACGATTCTGGTAAATTATTAATGTCTACTACTGTTTCTACTCCAAATAAAACCGATGCTTTGTTAAAGAACTTAGCATTACCTTGAGGAAGTGTGTTTTCTGCATTAGGTACTACGTGTCCTAATAGCTTTATACTAAAATTAGTCTTTACACTCCTATCTTGTCCTTGAACAAGTTCAGTTATTGTTGTATAATCATCAATCATAGCTCTAAAATTAAACTTATCTGGATCTCCCCAGTAAGCATCAGAGGCATAGTTAATACTTTCTACTAAACCGTTCATTTGTTCTACATATTCTGTAAATATTGTACATGAATACGTTATATTTAAGTAGTCTGGTATGACTACCCCTTGGTATTCCTTTTGAATGGACCTGGTTAAAAGAGCTGAAAATCTATCATATTGATTTTTCTTTGACCACTTCTTTTCAAATATACCAAACTGTGTTGGATTATTTGCATCCATTTTATTTCCAAGGTTTCTATTTTTTTCTATACTATCTCTTTTAAAAAAGATTAACGGTACTTGAATTTTACCATTTCTATCTCTATAAAATCCATCTTTTTGTACTGCTGCCCATCTTTCTGGTGAACCGTACAGTACGGGTACTACCTTTTTTGTACCGTTTTGTATAACAGATGGTTTAATTACACTATTAAAGTAATAGAATATAGCCTCATCTATATCTCTTAGACCAATAGCGAACTTTTTTACCTTATCATTCTTTACAGAACGTTGATACTCACGTTTAAGTTTACTATCTACTACAGTTTTCTTACCTTCATACCCTTCTACTTTATAGGTCTGAATAGAATCCTGAGATAGCTCTCTTTGTGATTTAGGATTTACGTTATTATCTGCCATATCTACGTGTTACGTGAGATCTATACTGTCTTTTAAATTGTGAAAATATTTGAAATAGCTTTTCCAGCTTTTCATCTGTTGGATACTTTCTTAATATTTTTTTAAAATCTTGATAAGCGTCTTCTAAGTTATCATCTACACCTTTTAAAGGAGTGTATTCAACATTCCATGTCATTTGACCAGTAACTGGATCTGGACCGCTTACTTTAGTTGTTTTAAAGTCAGGATTTTCTTCTTTTAATATATCTTTTATCTTCATATTTTAAAATTCTGATATGGTATTAGTAATACCAGTACGTTCTCTTCTTGTTTGGTGGCAATCTACTATAATAGATAGTGATGATCCAAATCTTGAACCATAATTACTTAAGTTATAAGTTTTATCTCTACCTACAAACAGTTGATTTTCTCTAACTGTATCTACTTCATAGTAATCTTCATGCCACATTAGTATATCTCCTACTTCTGGTACCATTTGTACGTCTTCTAAGTCCTGTCTTATAAAAGCAAACGATGCTTCCCTACTTAAATCAGGTCCAAAATCGTCTGTTGTTATTACTTGGTCACCTCTTGTTATTAAACAATTAAGTTTAAGAGGTTCTAACCAGTTTTTTGTCAAAGATTCTCCATATAAGTTAGATAATGTATCTTCTAAACTTAATTTATAGTATAATACTTCTTGTTCTACTACGTCTTTTAGTAGTTCCCTGTTTATATTAACTAATAAATCAAAATCTCTATTACTTCCAAATAACATTACTTAGTCTCTATTGTTTTATCTGCAACTTTTACACCTACTATGGTGGAATACTTGCTTAATGCGTTCTTTTTTAAAGCATTAAAAGCTTCTGGTGCTGATTTTTGTGAAATGAGCTTTACTTTTAATACTTGTCTACCTTTTCCAAGGTCTGATGCTAGTGTTACTGTTGTTACTCCAGGTAATGCTCTTATTAATTCAGCTATTTTAGTAGTACTATCATCTTTATATACTACTTTTACCATAGCTTCATGGGTTTTAAACTCTATCTCTGTAAGTAATTGTAACAATTTCATTATCCAATGTATATAGTCATTGGGACTTGACCTAAAGTCTTATTTAGGTTGTCTCCTTCATTAGCTTTTCTCTCTAATTGTGCCTGTCTTGATGTTTGATCAAGCATATCTCTTAAGTTAACTATTAATGCTTCTTTTTCTGCTCTAGCATCTGTTAATAAATCAGCTTGATTTAAGGTAGCTTCCGATCCAGGTACCGGAACTGACTGGTATTTACCTCTAACGTAAGCTAATAACTCTTTTGCTAGTGCTAAAGTGTATCTGAATATCCATTGTCTACCTACGCTATTGATTAAAGCATAAGTTGGATTATCATACGGTACATCTGCTACTGATTTTACTAATCCATCTCCATCTTTATACACTCCATCTCTTTTATCGTTGGATTTATAGTATTCAAAGCGTAAATTAGCGGCTTTTTTAGGTATAGGGAAGATTGTTAGCTTATTATTAACTAATTCAAAGGAATAAGTCGATCTTCTAATGACATCATTAAATTCTATCGCCTGTACCTTAAGAATATCGAAAGAAGCTGGCATTAATAGGAAGTTTACACCAGGACTAAACGATCCAAAGTCAAAAGCATCCATTAATGACTGTATTCCTGTACCAGTTCCTGCATATGGGTCGAAATAACGTAAGATTGCCGGTGGGGCATTATAAAATATACGTCTTACTTCGATACTACCGCTAATACCCTCGTTTGTAGCCCATTGATCCAGGTCATATTCTTGTACTGATGCTGTTAAAGCAAGTGATCCGGTGTATCTTGTTACTGTTCCACCTACTTCTGCTTCAGTACCGTAATTTTTTGATATATTTACTACCCTATCTAATGTAGGATCAATAATTTTATTGTTTGCACTACTACCTGTAGTGGATCCTTCCATTGATAAGTAGTTTTCTCTTATTTTATACTGGAATACTTCGTTTCCGTATGTTGTTACTGCTTCTTCAAAGCAAGCATAAAAAGAACCAGATTGTAATTCAACATCCATAAGCGGATAACCTAGTCTTGTTCCACAAAAACTAGCTACTTTATCTGCATCTGTTTGAAATGCAGTATCAGTATCATAAAATCCAAAAGGTGTTGATCCGGTTGTGAATGTAGAACTACCGTTCCAAGTTACTATATTGGCCATCTTTTACAGTTTATATATAAATAGTATAAAAAAAAGAGGCCCGAAGGCCTCTCTTAAATAAAATTCTAGTTAAAAATTTATTAGATTTGAGATAAATCAGAAATAAAGATTTTACCGTAGAATTCTGGTCTAATCATCTTCTTAGCGTATCTTGTCATAAGACCTTTTCTTGGAGTGAAAGTCTCAGGATCGTACACTAGAGGTGTCATCATTAATGGTACGTAAGGTGCATATACAGCTCCTGTTTCTAGGAATTGTGAACCTCTATATCCCATTAACATAATGTTCTCAGTCATGTAAGGGTTTTTGTACACTTTGAATCTGTTCGCTAATGAACCTACTCTCTGTACACCCATGTTGAATTCTTCAACGTTACCGTCTGTATTAGCAGCGTATCCTGGAATTGATTCTAAGATAGTTGCAACAGTTGGAGAACAAACTACAAAATTAGCACCACCTCTAAGAGTTTTTTGGTGAATTTTGTTTGATACTTTTTGTACTTTAGTACCTAAAGTTTGGAACCACTGTCCTTGAGTGTTGTAGAAATCAGAAGTAGAAGTAGTCCAGTTTGTACCATCCCATACTTTGTTGTTTTCTGCACTCCAGTGATCTGTAGTTCTTGCATCTGCAATAAGCATATCAAGGATCTCTAAGTCAATCTCCATAGAGATGTACTCGCTTAATAAAGAAGTTAACTCTGCCTCAGCGTCAATACTGTGGTATGCGTTAAGATCTTGAGCGAACTCAGGAGTCCATTGTGCTTTTAATTTTCTTGTCTTAGCAACAATCGCTTCAGAAGCTAACTTAACGTCAATTTCTGGAATAGTGATTGATGTATCAACAGCAGCAGTTGAATCAGCTTCAAAGTCTCCTCTGTCGTTGTCAACTGGTTGTTTGTGGTATTTTACAGCAACAGTAGTAGAGTTGTTAACAGCACCATTGGCTACAACAAACTGTACATTACCACCGTTAATTTTAGTATACTCTGGGTATACTGTAACAGCAGCAGAAGCTGATTCTAATCTAAATGCTCTAACTCCTAGAGTATCTAGGTTAGTTAAAGAAGATGTTGGTACGTTTACTGTGTCAAAGTTAGCAATGTTAACATCTACATCATAGTTCATTGATGCAGAATCTGCATTTGCTACAGTAGCAGTTCCGTTAGCTGAAGCTTGGTTGATTGAGTAACCAAACTGACCAGCACCATAAAGACCGCCAGCTACGTCAGTATCTACACCCATTTTTGAGTTTGCAGTAGATACGTTACCGTACATGTTGTCTCCGTCACCTCTACCGTTAGTAGCAGTTCCGTATTTAAAGTCTAAGTAGAATACAAGACCTGATGGTAAGTTCATTGGTTGAACTGATACAAAGTCTTGAGCTACGATTTGTGCGAAAACTTTTCTAACTAAAGGTAGTGCAACACCAGCCCACTGCTCGCCGTCTCCAGCTGTGAATGAACCTCCTCCGACGTTAGTTGAGTTTGCTTCAGATACGATTTGTTTAGCTTGGTTTTCAAGAATCATTGCCATGTTACCAGCAACTCTTTCATCCTCGATACCTTCTAATAATCCTGAATTTGCCCACTTGTCTGCTAATTTAGCAGCGTCAGCTTGCATGCTCTTATAGTTATTTGAGCTTTCAAGTAAATTTTTTACTTCCATGATTAATTTTTATTATTTAAAATTATTTAATTATTCCGGCTAATTTTTGCATTCTCTGTGCAGCTTCTGATAATACGATCTCACCTTGTGGTTTTGATGCAGTAGTACCTGTTGCTTTACTTGCCATGCCTTTTACTTTAGCCTCTGAAACGTTTTCCTTTTTAACATCAACGATGTTGTCTGAAACTGTTTCGAATACTAATTTAACTTCTTTTACTGTTTCCGCTTTATCGAAAGCAGCAATGATGTTAACTTTTTGTGATTCAGATAGGTTGTTAGATTTGAAAATCTTATTAACATATAGTAGTTTAGAATTAAGAATATTTACTTCGTTAAGTTCTGATTTTAAAGTCTCGATAGTTTCAAGAGCTTGTTCTAATTCAGACTTTTCTTCAGTAGCTTCTTCTTTTACTACTCTGTTAACGTTAGTACCTTGAGCTTCTGCGTTAGCAGTGTCTTGTACTTCTGTAGATTTAGCAGTTGATACTTCTTCTACAGTTTCTTCTTCGTTAACTTCCTCTTCCATCTTCTTGTCGTCTTCTTTATCTTCACCTTCAGTTACTTCTTCAGTAGCTTCTAGTTCTGCAAGTAATTCGTCAAGATCGATTTCTTCTTCGTCACCAGCCATTTCAGGTTCCTCCATACCAGCTTCCATATCTTCTTCGTCTCCCATAGGTTCCATATCACCAGCGTCCATATCGTCAGCAGCAGCGTCTCCGCCTACTTCTTGAGCAATAATGTCTCTGATCATATCTTTGAACTGGTCAACAGATAGTTTACTAATATCTTCGTCACCGTCTGGCATATCCTCGTGCTCAGCTTCGTCTTCAGATTCTTCTGAATCAACCTCCGCCTCGTCTTCGTCAGCAGCTTCTACTGGTTCTACTTCTGTAAGTTCTTCTTCAGAAACTTCTTCGTGAGTGTTGCAGCTTCCTTCGTGTGTTTTACCACATTTTGGACAAGCAGCAGCTTCTTCGATTTCCTCAGTTGCTTCTTCTACTGTTTCTTCTTCGTTAACTTCTTCGTCAGTAGATTCTTCTACTTTCTCTTCGTTAACAGTTTCTTCAGCAGTTTCTTCAACTTCTTCAGATTCGTTTACTACTTCTTCGTTTTGAGAGTCTTCCATCTCTTGAAGTTTAGCAGCTAACATATCTTTCAGATGAGGAGTTAATGTCTCTTCTAAAGCTTCTTTTGCGTTAGCAATAGCAGCTTCTCTTACAGATTTAGCTTCAGCAATAGCTTGCTTGAATAAATCTTTATTTGCCATTATAAATGAAAAATTTGTGATTGTGTAGTTATTTAAGAACTACAATAGAATTTGTATAGTGTTAATGCAGTATAAGTGACTGCATATTCTTATATAAATATATAACGTTTTGGAAAAACTCTATTAAGCTCTTAAAATATCGTTAATAATCGATTCTACGTGAAAAAACTTAGGTAAGTTTCCTTTAGATTCGTTTAACGATACTGGGTTCATAAATGCCCCGTGTGTAGAAGGATTAGATACAAAGTCCCAGCATACTAATTCAAAATCTGGTTGTACTTCTAATTTACCTTCGTTTGTCTGTTCTACTGAACCGGTACCTCTAGAAGATATACCAATAGTGTGTCCAGCTTTAATAATTTCTTTAACAATGTTACCTGCAGGTGTATTTAGTAGTTCTACTTTACCCATTAAGTCATCTCCTTCCCACCATAGCTCTTTTACTATGTGTGAAGCATTTTTAAGAGAAACAACTGGTGATTCTGGATGATCTAATTCACCAAAAGCATTACCTCTTTTAACAAATTCATCTACATATTTTTTAGCTTCTCTTGCTAATATTTCTTTCTTATATACACGACCGTTTTGGTTTTCAGCTTTCGCTCTTTGCATAATACCTTCAACTTCAAAAGTACCAGGTTTAGTCTTAGATTCTTTTAAAACAGATTTGAATGGTGTTACGTCTACTAATAGTTGTGCCATATTATTTTTTATCTTCGTTTAATCCGAAAACCGTTTGTTTTGGTTGTTCTTGTACTGCTGGTTCTTGTGGTTTGAATATAGAAGTTTTTGGTAAATCTATATTTTTCATATGACCACCTTTCATTACAGGTCCTAAATCTTTTTTAAATGCATTCATAATAGTTGGTGCTAAAAATGCTCCTACTTTTAATCCATCCTCGTTTTGAATATCACCTGTTTTAGTAAATACGCTTTGTATCTTTTCTTTAATTCTATCATTAAAAGATTCTATTTCAGTTACAATGTTTTGTAGATCGATTACAGCTGTTTTAAATCCTTTTAAACCGTCATACTGATCTGATAAAGCAGCTAATCCCATTGTAGCAGCTTCATTTAATGCCTGGTCGTTTAAAGTTTTCTTAATAATAGATTTAATAGCTTCTTTTAACTGCTCATCTTTACCCATAGCTTTTTTAATAGCTTTGTCTTTAGCAGCCATGTAATCATCTTTATCTATATCTCCATCACCATCGTGGTCAGTTCCTTTCTTTTCTTCAACTTCTGCTTCATCTACATAATCAGTGTTAACTGATACATACTCTTCAAATTCTGCTATAGGATCTGCTCCGTTGATTAAATCTTCGTAGTGAGTTTTAATAAAGTCTAATGCTATATCTTGTGAAATATTAGGGTATTTCTTTTGTATGATATCAATTACAGCACCTATTGCTAATTTTTTTTCTTCTAGTGACATTTCAGGAGCTTCTTCAACAACATCATTAGTCATTGCTTTTTCAACTTCAGCTAATTTTTTAGCATCTTGCTGTGCTTTTTCTCTTTCCATGTCTCTAATCTTGTCAGCTGCTTTTTTAAGTTTGTCAACATCAACTCCTAATTTTGCTGCTAGATCATCAAGTTTACCTTCTTTTAAAAGTTCTTTTGCTTCTTTAAGATTGGCCTTCTTCATACCGTTAAATACGTCTACTTTACCTTCTCCTCTCTTAACTTCTTCTTCTTTATCGTGCTTGTTAACTTTTGATGATTCACCTGATAAAAGGTTAATATAGTGGTTAGGATCTTTGTCAAGATTAGCTTTTGCCTTTGCAGTAGCTTTATTAAGATCTTCAGCTTTTATATTAAATTTGTCATGTACTTCAATTCCTGCTGCTTGTAATTCATATCCAATACCTCTTTCAAGAACATCAAGAGAATATGTAAGTGCTGGTCTATCTGCATATACTTTAACGTTTTCGAAGGCTTCGTTTACAACAGGAGCCTCAAATATCATCTGTCTATTTTTAAGGATTTGTACTGTATCTTCATATCCATTATACTGTGATACAAACTGAGGAAACTGTTGTCTCATCTGACGGACAAATTCAGATTTTGCCATTCTACCTTCGTTGACGGCTCTATATTTTTCTGTAGCTGTTACTGTTCTCATAAGTAATCAAACATTTTAGTGTGCGACGGTCTTTTTGGTCGCTGTTGCTGTTTCCAGCCTATTTTTGTTAATGTTTTTTTTGCTCTGGTTCCTTTGCCAAATGCTCGTGGTGTAGCATATTGTGCTCCGTCTCCAGGCGTAAATGACGCTCCTCCTACATTTGTAGTATTCGCTTCATCCAACTCTTGCATTACTTCACGCACTAGTTTGACAAGTTTTGATCTTGTCATAGCTTTTTTAGCTCGTTTACTAGCTCGTAGTATTGCATTAACTTAACTAGATGATTATCGTCTATTTTTTCCTTGTTAGAAACAGGCGTAATAGCTTTAGCCACTTCATCTAATTTTATTTTAACAACTTCATTATCAACTTTTGCAGATAAATCATTAACGATTTCACTTAAAGTTTCTAACTCTTTATTGACTATATTACGTAAACGTGTTCCGGAATTAACCGATGTAATAAACTCTTTTAAGATCCTTTTTTGTTCTGGTAAAAGATCTTTATATTTGTCATTGAATTTCTCTAATAAAATTTTAAAAGTTAATAACTTTAAATCTTTATCGTATTTAGAGTATTCTTCAACCAGTGTATCTTTTACTTCTTCCTCATCTTGAGGCTGTGAAGTTAGGTGCTCTAATATGGTTGTCTTATTGTTGATTAACATTTGTGGATCAACTAAGTTATCATTATTTTGAGCCTCTAATAAACAGTAAAGTGCAGCGAATGGTTTGTAGTCTCTTATCTGAATTGCAAAGAATTCTTCTATATTATAGCTCTCTTTTATGTCAGAAATAAGATCATATTTTTGTTTCTTTAAAACATTTTGATCTAGCTTTCTTGACACTTCAGTTATAGTCGATACTATAGCCTCAGCTTTTGATTGAGAAACACTTCTGTTTCTACTTATGAATTCATATAGTTTATACTCTTTAGATAGAGTAGATTTGTTAGCAAAATGTTTCTTTATAATAGAAACCGCTTCAGAGTCCTTATTGTTTAAGGTATCTGATGCAATTTGTTTTACTAACAATTCAAATATGAGTCCCGTATTACGGAATTTTGAATGTTTTATCTTCATTATACACGTTTACTATATATAAATATGTATTAATTTCCTAAATCTTTGATGTTATCTTCATTAAGAAGATCTGATTCAGATTCAGTTTCTTTTTCAAATACAATATTCTTAAGTGATTCTTTATTCTTATGATAGACAGCCTGGGTTGTAATGTTCTCCATTACATTGTCATTGTCGGATGGATAACCTCCATGCATACCATGAACTCCTAGAGGATCACGTCCTCCCATTGGATTATCGTTAGTTCCATAGACAGAAGCCTTTTCTCTTGGTCTTCCACCTTCTGGTCCTGGTTGACCCCATTCTGTGTCTTTATCCTCTACTTCTGAGTATCCTGTAGGTAAAGATGCTGGTTCTCCACCTTTCGGAGTTGCAACCGATCTTCTACCATACATAGAAGCTAAATCATGTGGTGTACCGTAAGTTACTCCAGACTTAGCAGGATCGTTTCCTTCTGCCTCAATTTGAGCCAGTCTAAACATCCTCTTACTGTCCTCTTTTACAAGTTCTCTCATTTCCATATATTGATCTTCTGATAGGTCAAAAATGTTTTCGAATATGTAATCTGTAGAGAATAATTTTGTATCCTTCATTTGATTAGCAAGATCTACCTTTTCTTTTAATAAGGCTACTTTCTCTTGTTCAAATATTACTGAAGGAGTGGTAAGTCTAATTTCAAAATTAGTTAAAGATTCCCCTGTAAACCCTTGCGTATATAAATGGACTAAAGCTATTTTGGTTAGCTCTGATTCCATTATCTTTTGAATTCTTTCTACCGTTCTTGCAAATCTAATATCTTCTGCTGCTAATGTTGCTTTACCTTGAAGGTCTCCTTCAAATCCAAAATATGCTTTTGGTATTTTAAGAGCTGCAAACATTTTAGCTTGTAAGTACTCAACATCTTTAGTTCCATCGTATTCTAATCCTTTTGTAGTTTCAATTCTAGTAGAAGTGTCTCCTCCTCTTACAGGCATATAGAAGTCCTCCATCATATTCTGCATATTGAAACGTAAGTTGTATTGTCCATCATCTCCTATATAAGGAGTCTTTTTCATACCGTTAATAGTCTTTTGCATAAACTGCTCTACTTCAGCGGGTGGAACGTTACCTACATTTATATAGAACATTCTCTTCTCAGGTGCTCTCATTATACGGTGAATTAACATCGCATCTTCCATTAATGTAACTTGCTTGAATATTTTTCTAGCTGGCTCTAAATAAGATCTACCATAAGGTAGGTAGTTTGTATCTGATATTAATCTAAAGTGAGCTACTTCATAATTATCAAATTCTACTATCTTTGATTCGTCTCTTCTCTTTGGTAAGTAGTTAGGGTGTTGTGATGATGCTAGACCGTCTGGATCTAGTCTAAAGTTTACCGCTGCAGGATTTTCAGGATCCATTCCTTCTTCTCTTATCATATGGTAAACTGTATAAGGTAGTACATTATATATTCCAAACTTCTCAGCTACCTCTAACTTTAAAAAAAAGTCTCCATACTTACACATATTTCTAGTCCATGACCATAAGTTAAACTCTATATTTAATACGTCATAGAATAAATTATAAAGTACTCTTTGAATATTCTCATCAGATGATTTAATACCTAAAATCTCATTTTGATCGTTTTTTATAGTAGCTTCATCAGCTATAATATCTAATGCAGAAGCTATAATTGGATCTGTATCCATTGCTTCATAGTCAGAGTATAATTGAATCCTTAATGTTTGGTAATTAAGGTTTGGATTAAATATATTTCTATTATTGTAGATATAGAGTCTGCTAAACCTATCTACTAATGAGTTAGTCTGGTATCTACCTGTAGACTGTATCTGATTAACATCAGCTAGTTTTAACTGGTCTCCTCCTATGTTCCTAACTATAACGTCATTGGAAAAGAGTCTTCTTAGTCTACCAAATACGGATTTATCTGCCATTTAATTGATTTTATATATATAAATAGTATTACTTTAAGAGCCAACGAAGATCTTCCTCGCCTTGCCCTATCTTATAAAGATAAGGATTTTCTCTCTGATTTCCAACATTTGTCATAACAGCTTTGTTTTGAGCGTTTAAATTACTAAATGATGATAGCTGTGCTCTAGCTAAATCCATACCTTGTTGTCTTAATCTAAGTGCTGTATCTCTAACATATAGAGCTGTTGCACATGAGATAACTAAATCATCGTTATACCTATCTTGTGCTTGAGCTTTACCGTTTTTCCATATAAACACCCTCATTTCTCCTACCAGTCTTTTAGATTGAATGGTAACTGATTTATCTCTCATATACTCTATCATCTTAGCTATTACTAGAGGTCTGGTTCTAGACGACATTGTAAATCCAGGAACAAGTTTATCTCTTTCATACTTGTGCATATAAGATTCTACCGATTCCATTTGTGCTGTTGAGCTATAGTATATATTCTTATACTCCCTTTCTATTAACTGTTCTATGGTAGCCCAGCCTATATTTGCATTCTCACATACAAGTAGTGCGTCATTATATTCTGATGCTATTCCTACTAGTACATTTCCAAATTCTTTAGGAGATATCTTACCTTTATATTCTGCTACCTGTACACATTGTTCTATATCAAATACATGAAATGCAGAATAATCGGTTGAATCACCTCTTGCAACATCAGCTACAACCATGTATGATTTACTATAATCAACTCCTTCCCATACCCATAAATTACCATCTACTCCTCTTCTTTCTAAAGGATCTTTGATATATGTTTCTTCAATAAATAACATATCATCTGGTTCAAATACTGTATCACCAGAGGCTAAGAAATCACAATCACATTCCTGACCTGCCATTCTAGGGCCAAGGTCTGCATCTTGTTGATCTCTCCATTTTTGATCTCTTTCTGGATGTACTGTCCAGGGTAATCTTATTGGTAAAAATGAATTTTCTCTAGTTTCTGCTTTTTCCCATGTTTGGTGAAACCAGTTACCAACACCATTAGGAGTTGATAGTGCCATACACTGTCCACCGGTAGCTAACGTTTGTTGTGCTGCTGTGAATGTTTCATCTACATTCTCAATAAAGGCAGCCTCATCCATTAGCAATAGTGATACCGCTTCTGATCTTGCAGCATCTGGTGAGGATGATTTAGCTTGTATTTTTGAACCATTTTTAAGTCTTAAAGATAATTTATTCTTTTCAACTGAGGGTAACTTTAACCATTTAGGTAATTCGTCATACATAAATATTACCTTAGTTACTAGGTTTCTAGCAGTTGCTTGAGTGGTTGCTAATGCTAATACGTTTTTATCTTTATGGAATAACATTAACCATAAACTGTAAGCTGAAGCCAGGGTTGAGATACCTAACTGTCTGGACTTAAGAGTAATAATG